ACGCCATCGACCTCTCGACGCAGAAGCTCGAAAGAGTAGTGAATCTTTGCGATGTCGCAGGAGAACGACTCTCCAGCAATCGGATATCGGTCAACGTAGACCTGACCGTTTGGAGCGTCTAAGTAGGCGTTCTCAAGCTTTGAAAGCTCGACGTAAGCGTCCGCTTGATCGTAATTCAGCGTTCCGCCAGTCGATCCGTCTAGCGTGTAGGTGTAGTCAACGCCATACGGAACAAGCAGACCAAAATCGTACTGCAAAGGCTCATCGTATGGACGCTTTGCAACCTTCGGGCTTTTACCATCTAAGACTCTGGAAACCTTCTGGTCAAATCGAGAATACAACCCGTTGAGATTGGACGCATTGAACATCCGATCTCGTTTGTCTCTCGCAAACGCCATATGTTAATAGAACCAAGAATCTTCTGAAGTCTGAATGACCGTCCGCCCAACCGGCTGCTTGAGCTTGAGAACAGTTCCGTTCGGAGTCTGCTCAATGGCTTGATCCGGTCCCGCGACAAGCTGGATCTTGCGGACAACATCAATCAATTGATTGATGGCGCGAGCGTGTTCCGTTTTAAGTCCACGCTCTGCGACCTTAGCTGGAAGCGTTACGGCCATTAGATCTCGCAGTACTGAGCGAAGATTTTAACAACTGACGAATTGTAAGACCGAACGTAAATGTTCGTGTTGACGTAGGGAATCAAGATGAACTGTTGCGGAGGAACTCGCATCCAGTAAACGCCAACGTGCGAAGCGACATCTCCAACGCCGATGTCATTCACCAAATCCATGTTGTAAATGAACAACTTGTAAGGAAGCGACAGGTCAGCGGTGATGTCGAGAAGCTCAGACGATGGGCCGACTTCTTGAGTCTGCTGTCCCATGTCCGTTCCGGTCATATTGCAGACCGCATTCCACGTTTGCGAATTGATGCTTGCACCGCCTTTTGAAGCATACAATCGCGCCGACATTTGGATTTCGTCTGCCATATGATGTCAGGTTAGATCTCGCAGAACGTCGCTTGAATCGTCACAGAGCTAGTGTTTGCGATTAGATAAAGGTTGGTGTTGATGTAAGGAATCAACATCGTCTCTCCGGGTGGAAGTCGCATCGTTCCAGCACCGGCAGCGAATCCGCTGGTAAACGATAGCTCGACGTAGTTGGTGTTGTCCAAGTTGGAGATCAACACTTTGTATGGAGAGGTGACATCGACAGGAACGTCGAGAACTTCGGACGAACTGGTGCCGATGGATTGGGTTTGAGAACCCATATCAACGCCAACCATAGTCGCGCTCTTGGTGTAGGTAACAGACGGCAGGTAAGCACCGTTCTTGGCGGCATAAAGCCGAGCCGTCATTTGAATTTCGTCAGCCATGTTTTATCAGGATGGGGGGTTGTAAGGGTAAGCGAAAAGGTCCCAAGCGGCAAAAGTCCAAGTCTCGTTGCGCTCCACTTGGTTAGTCTTGATGATGAGGCTTGTCGAGTCGTTTGTCTTGAGCCAAGACCAAGCTGTGCCGTCTGGAGTCAGATTCGGATCGACCGGAGGTCTCGGCATCATCGTGCGGACTGAGTTTGGGAAAGCGTTTCTAGCGGCAAGAACCTCTCCAGAGTAGACAGAGGAGATGATCGGAGGCGTAGCAGGCAGACCGTTTCTAGCGCTGAACGAAGAAATGCGCGTCAGTGACACGCGCGATGTTTGGAAGCTAGTCTGACCGCGAGACAAACGCTTCACAAGCTGGTAAGCCAAAGGAAACTGCCCTTCTGGCATCGGAAGCTTGTTGTTCTTCGGGTCTTCTCCAGCGAGCTTTACCGCTGCAAAGTATTCGTCCTCCGAGATGTACTTCTTAGCTTCTGCGCGAACAAACGGAAGCTCAAACAGAGAAGCGTCAACGTACTCGGTCCTGAACTCAAACCTGAAGACTGGTTCTTCATCAAACGGATCTACAAAAGCCGTCGGGTTGTTTGGGTCAATCTGGGAACCAGCGTAAGTAACTGTGGCTTCAGAGTATGGACCATCCTCAACAATCTGATATTTGCCACCAGCGTTGACCCAATCAACAGAAGCAGCGCGGAGAGCGTCTTTGCTGCCGCGATAGCGATAGGTAATGTAACGACCAGTGCCGTCTCCGTTGTTGTACTCTCTCGATACCTCAATGTATGCGGTATCGACTGGAGTGATAACATTGGTTTTGATCGTTGCCATATCAATCGCCAGAAAGCTTGGTTGCGGTCTTGCTGGTGTTCTTATTGATCTGCTTCAACTGTAGCGTTTGCTCAATCGCTTGTCTGATTGCAACGTCCTGAGCGGATTGGAAGCCGGTGAATCCGCCAATGCGAGCAAGCGGGTCTTGCGCTCCTCCGAGATTGAATCTCGCTCCTTTAACCAGTTCATATTCTGGCGTTCCAATAGGAGGAGGGTTTTTCCCCTCCGGCATAGGTCCACCAGTCAATGAAGGATTCTGCTGCAACCTGCGAGACAGAACTTCGTCTGTAGCACCACGGTTTTCTGCTATTCTGACCGCTCTCTCTGCTCTGTCCATGAAGCCAGCAATGTCTCCATAGATTTTTGCAATCGGCCCAAGAGTAGTCTGCAACATGATGTTGACAGGTACAGCGGACAACGCTTTCAGCAGTCGGATCTGCTCTTCAAACAACTTGTTGTATTTATCCAAGTTGTCGAGGTCCTCCTTTTTGATTATCGTTCTATTTGACGTCTTTTCGTACTCAGAAAATGCCGAAGCGGTCGCTTTGAGTTTTGCGCCGTAGATATCAAACATTGCTGCCGTCGTCTCGGCAGAGCCTCCAGACTCTTTATGAGCTTTGGCTGTTTTGATTGCTATGTCCAAAGTGGACAACTCGGAATTGTACAACATCTCGTTCGAGATGCGTAAACTACCCAATGACTTCGCAGCCTGCTCGTCACCTTTCGTAGCCTTCAGTCTTGCCTCTTCCAACTTCAAAAGCACAGCAGACAACTTCTCAAACGAAACTCCGGTATCTCCTGCAAGAATTTGAAGACGCTGAACCTCATCGGTTGTGAGATTCATCTGCTCTCCCATGTCTTTGATCTCACCGGCTACATCCATGATATGCTTGGTGTAGGCGGTGATTGCGGCAACAGACAAAGCGGCTCCAAGCTTGCTCGTAACAGCACTCTTAAAGCTGTTTCCAAACTTTTCCCCAACACTTTGAGCGCGTTTCACGCCCATTTCAAACGCTGTTGAGTCCAGACCGAGCTTAACGAGAAGAGAGAGAACGCCCATATCAGTTCATCGCTTTCCAGATTGCTTCGCTCTGGTCATCCCACAAATCAACCTGACCGTGCATCTCGGCGTGAGCAAGAATCAAACGCTCTGCATCTCCAATCGGAATCTGCAACGCTTTGTCAGCGTCAATCCCAAGACTGACGCAACCAACAAGCACTCGCTCCGGCCACGGCATCGCAGGTCGCTTTGACTTGGCGCCAGCCTCAACAAGCACTTCAGGAGCGGTCGATTGCTCTTTAAGCCAAAGCTGGAACTTGTCCGATTCGACCATCAAATTCATCTTGGCGATACGCTTTCCCCACAACCAGAGGATAGCGTCTCGCCAGAACGACTTGATGGATTTGATTGATTCCAGCGGAGACTGTGAGCAAACAAGCACAGCCTCCACTAGATCGCTCGGTGTAATCTCTCCGCCTAAGACATACGGAGACCGGAGACGTTGCAAGACTATCGCGTGTCCTACAGTGTAAGGCACAAGACGAACCCCAAGCACCGTTGGCGCGAGAGGTCCGGTCTCTGCGAGAATCTTTGCAAGATCGGACACAGATTACAGCGTGAACGTCGAAGCGTTTCCGGCAAGCGACGGATACTTGGTCAGAGTAACAGTGACAGTCACCTTACCGCTGCTGGTGAACTTAACGCTTCCGCCACCAGAGTAAACGTAGTCACCGTCAATGCTCACCCCTCCGACAGTCACGCCGTCAGAAGCGGCAATCGTTGCGTAGCCATTAACCGCAGGAAGACCAGCGGCAAGCTTGGCTTGAGCGAACGAAGCGGCAGACGGAATGAACGTGACGTTGAGGCTGATCCGCTCGTTAGCGGAGACCTGAGCGACGACTTCGCCAGCAGAGTTTTTGATCTGCTCAACGTCGGCCTCATGGGTCGCGTCATAGCTCTCGATAGTGCTGATCGCGCCAGTGGTGAGAGCCACCCCCGCAGGAGTGTAAAGAGTGATCGTGCCTTTCGCTCCATAGACTAGAGCAAGTCCTTTTGAAACTGCCATGTTGGTTGTTGGTTATGTTGAGTTTGCTGCTGCGAAAATTGTCATGGATCGCGTGAAAGTTCTAGCCCTTTCGCTAGTGTCGCTTACGCCGAAATCCACCGGAACCGCGAACTGTGCGTTGTATCCGCCAGCCGGATCAGTGTCGTCAGCGTTCAGTTCCGAGATGTTGCCGTCAACGTAGAGATATTGCAGGAGATTCTCGAAAATCTGAACCACTGCGAGCAAGTGAGCCTCTGACGTATCATCCGCACTCAACTGAAGCACAGCGGAGACATCGACCTCACAAGTGCGATCCAACGGATGAGCTGGCACCGCAGTCGAAGCCATCACAACGATGCGCGGAAAATTCGGCATCGAATCTTCCAAGTCTGGATCCGAGAACGCACCGTGACCGTAGCTGGTGAGACAAGCCGGAGTCCCAAGCGGAGACGCAGACCAGTCTTGAGCCGCAAGCCAGTCGGCCAACGCTCGTTCAGTGCGGAGAGCAACAGCGTTCATTGGACAACAATTCCTTTCGACTCAAGACCGTCTGAAGCTTCTTCAAGCTTGGCGCGAATGTGGATCTCAAGCTCTTTGGCTTCGTCATCGTAGGCTTGCTGCATTGCTCTCGCGTAGATCGCTTGAACGTTGCCAACTTGGTTGTCAGCGAGACCGAGGTTCATGCGGACGTAGCTAGACGGAGAGAAGCCAGCCTTCGCGTTGTAGGCGAAAGCAGACGATCCGCGATGCATCGAAACGTTCTCCTGCGGCAGTCCGTACTGGTTCGCAAGATTGATGAGAGCTTGATTGCCAGCGACCGAGCGAACGCCAGCGGACCCCTTACGAGCGCGGCGAGTGCCACCAAATTGAGCGAAAGACGGAGAGAGCTTTTTGATCGCTTTGGTGACGCAGGACTTGAGATAGCCAACGGAACCGGCAGCGCGACGACGAAGGTTTGCCGCAGCCTTCCGCATCGTGGGGCCGTAGAGACCCTCTTTACCTTCCTTCTTGTTCTTCGCTTGAGCGATCAAGTGAACCACTCGCAATTGACGAGAACGACCAACCTTCTTGCCGGTCTTCTTGTCAAAGCGAGCCGCTCCAACCGGACGGTTGAAGTAGTCCAAGATCTTGTTCCGAGCGACTTGCGGAGACTTTGGCGGAAGCAAGCAGTAGAGCCGAAGCATCAAGTAGAACGTGCGAGCATTGACCGCTTCAGCAAGAGATCTCCGAGTCTTGGGGATGTACTCCTTCCAAGCAGCGTCAAACCGGCTGGTATCGACTGATACGGTTGGAGTCATTTGGTCTTAGATCCAAGCTCCAGCGCATAATACGCACCAGAACCATCCCGTTTGACCGACATGATCCGCAGTTGCCGTCCATCGTAAGTAACCAGACGGCCAACGACCGGAACCATCTTTCCGAAGGTCATCAAGAGGCGGTCGGTGTTCTCTTGCAGAATCAAGCTTCCGCTTTCTTGCAACAGACGATCCGCGCTCGACCCAACATCCGCACTCCAGACCGTCGCGTCCACGGTGACAAGAGTAGAGTCGGCCAATCTCCAGTCGGAGAACTTAACCAAGATGCGAGCTTGAACATTGTCTTGGAATCCACCGGAGATGACCGAGTTCGCGTCAGTGATCGCAGCCGGAAGGCATCGCACCGGTTGTCCCTGCCACAAGAACGACGGATTGCCCATCGCTCCCTGAAGGACCGACATCCCCAACTGCAAGCTTGTGGCGATCAGATTCACGCCGTGAAGTAGACACCGGAGACAACGAGCCGTGAAGTCGCTTGAAGATGACCTCCGAGACTGGAGGTCGTGCCAGTCTCAAACGCTGAAAGTTCGCAATAGCTAGTCCCGCCGATGACTTTTCCAATCAGAGCGGTCTTGGCTTGATTGGTTCCGTTGGTCAGCCACAACGATACGGCGGCATCGTAGGTCACTGCATCCGGCAATCCCAATCGGAGGTTTCCGGTTGAGCTTCCAGTCACCGAGTTGATTGTCAGATCCACCGTGAAAGTGGAGACAAACCCAATGCTCGTATGGCGAGCGGTGTTGACCGTGAAAGCGAACGTGCGACCGCCACCGGAATCAGTCAGCGTAGGAACCCAAGTCGCAGGAGCGGTCAGTGGCAACGCTGCGTAGATCTCGTCAAAGTTGGCGTTGGCCTTCTGCCAGCTAGACCGGAGCGTGTCCCCCGTGTTGTCGTTGGCGAGCGTTCCAGTGTTGATGACTTGTTGAGACATGATTAGTCCTTCGGCAGTGCGTACCAACCTTCCGCGAGCGTTATCCGGTTTCTAGATCGCACAGAAACACCGTCCGCACCTTTGACCCACACTCGCGCTTTGACGCTCTCAGCAAGCCTCACCGGCTCACCGTGAGGCACCATGACAACGCGAGTCCCACAGCCGCAGCTACTTGCCAGCGTTATCAATGCGATCCAGAAGCTTTTTCCTAAGCTCTTGGTCTGGCTTCGCGTCTTCAACGGTGGGTGGGGTTTTCGCCAGACCAGTCAACCACTTCAAGAGAGCGGTGACGATCTGCTCGATAAAGTTCACTCGGACTTCGGTTTCTCAGCGTCCTTCGCAGCGATGAGACCGACACCAGCGGTGACGGCAGCGATGGTCGCGGCAATGTCGAGATTGGTCGTCGGGTCTCCGTCGAAAAGAGCTTTCAAAGCTCCGCCAACGGCAACCATGATCGCGCCGATTCCGGCAGCAGTAGTTTTCCAGTTCATTTTTTAATGGCTTTGTAGAGACCGATTGCAGCAGCGATAAAAGCTAACACAGCGGCTCCGAATTGGAACCACTGTGTTAGCTGCGGGATGAGTGAAACCGCACCAGCAGCGGCAGCGGTCGCTAGAGAGATTCCAACTCCACTGCTGTTGTTGGTGTCAGTTTGCATCACTCGGATTTCGGTTGGGCAGCGTTCTTGACCTTCTCGACCAGCGGCAGAGCAACGGCAGCGTTAGCGAGACCGCCAGCTTTAACCGAGATGTCGAGCAACTGAATGAGGTTGTTAGCTTCCTGTTCGGTCAGCGTAATCGTAAGTTCCATATTAGGCGACCGGAGCTTCAACGACCGGAGCTTCAACGTCAACAACCGGAGGCACCCACGGCAGCGGCAGCACCACAACCGGCGGGTTGATCTGGTTCTGGATCTGCTGCGAGACGTTTGCTTCGATGGCGGTCTTGTCGACTCCGTTCGCGTAGCACCAGTCCAGCACCTGCTCGTGCTGGAGGTCTGGATATGGCGTGAACGATCCGGTGGGAGGAGCGAAGCTGCACGATCCGTAAGCGGTGCCGGTGTAAGTCTTCGCTTCGTCTCCGCTGCCGACAGTCTCGACGCTGTTGCACCGCCAGTTGGCGGTGACAACCACGTTGGTGTAGGAACCTTCGGTGGGCTTGACCCACATCTGTTCGATGATCCAAGAGATGTTCATGGTGTGTTCGATTAGGCGTTGGCGAGCGTGGTGACGGTGCCGGAGCTTCCACGGTACTTGAGCGCACCGGCTTCGACGTAGAGTTGACCTCCGGTGACGTTCGCGGTCGGAGCGGTTCCGTTGGCAATCTGGATTGTCTTCCCAGCGGTAGTTCCGGCAGCGGTAAGACCTACGAGCAGGTTTCCCGACGCATCGAGCGTCATCGCTTGAACCGAATTGATGAATGCCGCCAGATTGTTACCACTAGATCCGATTTGAACTCGGGTGTAGCTGCTAGTGCCAGCATCAGCAAACGAGAGAAGAGCATTCGCTCCGGTGGTTTCGATAATTCCACCTTGAGTTACAGCACCAGCTTTTGAGTGGAATCTCGCACTCGGAGTCACCCCCACGCCGACGTTGCCGGAGGCGTCCAATGTCATCCGGTCCGTGGACGCTGTGTAGAACTTGATCGTGTTGTTCGTCTGATTGCCACGAATGATCGGACGAGAACCGGCTCCAGCACCCCAAGAGACATCGCTGTCGTCGCTGCGTAGATAAACATTCGTCGCAAGCACCGCCCCATTGACATCGACCTTCTGAGCAGGACTCGCAACCCCCACCCCCAATCCGGTGCTGTTGAGGCGCATCGCTTCAGAGAACGTTCCGCTGCCAACACCGAAAGCAATCGCACCGCTAGACCAGATTCCAGAAACACCGCTGCTGACATTGTTAAAAACGAACGATGTCGTCGCGTCATCAGTGAGACGCAAAGCACCGTCAATCGTTGAACCAAGCGGCTGACTAATCTGAAGCCTTCCAGATGATGCGTTTCCAGAAAACCCGATTCCAACGCGATTCTGAGAGCTATTAACAACCAGCGTCGAGGTATCCACCGTCAGATCGCCGGTGATGGTGGCGGAGGCGAGCGTGGCGGTGCCGGATGCGCCGAGAAGCTGGTTCAGCGTCACCTTCTTCGTCGTGCCGGTTGCAGCCATCGACGTATCGGAAACATCGACGATGACCAACGGATCGTTTGCCGGATCGGTGGAAGTCGAGATCGACGTAAGGGCTGTAATCTTAGAGTCGGGCATAGGTTGAGAGCGTTAGTCGGTGGAGAGTGAGAAAATGATCTTGGAAGCGTCTTCCTGCTGAACGAATGAGGTGCCGTCCTCCTGCATCATCCAGCGGTCCATGGCTGGATAGATGACCTCAATGACATCATCCGATGTCGAGAGATTGAGTGACAGCGCGAGAGTCATTTTACGGGCGTGCGAAGTAGGCTATCACAGATCCGCTCGCAAGCTGGAAGGATGAGATTTTGCCAACAATCGTGAAGCCAGCTGGAATCGTCGTGCCGCTCCAAGTGCCGGTAATTCCCTGACCGCTAATGGAGGTAAAGACGGCAGCGGACACAATCTGCAACGCGATGTATCCAGCGGACTGTGCGGAGGTTCCGGTGACCAGAGTGAACCCCTGATGACCCATCGAATCCTGCGTCGCAATATCGGTTTGAACGGCCATTTTGTTTTTCGGTTAGAGGGGAGGCCACCGGAACTTTCCAGCAGCCTCCCCAATTTTAAGGTTAACCTTTACGAACTTTCGGTGCTAAGGCTCCCTGTATCCACAGGATGAGCTTGCCTCCTTCGGGAACGTTTGCAGTGTTGAAACCGTCGCGTTGGAGACTCGCGTCGATCTCGGGACCGTGAACGACTTTGCTCTTGCCGTTCTTGTCCACTGCAATGGTAGTTGCGATGCGCATACCACTTAGGATTAAGCGGTCACCAGCACTTCGGCTTGAGTGGTGTCGGCAGCAGCCGCACCAAACATGATGTCGTAAGAAGCCATATGCGAGCGGGTCGCACGGCTGTACCAGACGGAGAGCAAGCAGCTAAGACCGTTGTTGGTCTGAACAACACGCTGCTCGATGAACTCGCCAGCAATCATGCCAACCGGCAGACCGGAGGCGATGGCGATAGCGTCGGGACCGCAGACGAAGCCAACAGCGTTGGTCTCAGCGGAGGTCCAGCGGTTGTTCTCGGC